GCTGTATTTTTGTCGGCGTTTGTAGCAAGTTCTAAAGAACCCCAACCGATAGCCGTACTAGAAGTATTGGCAGTAGAAGTTTTTAGTGCATTGTGACCTACTGCGGTGTTCTCCGTACCCGTAGTATTAGCTTCGAGTGCGGAGCGTCCAACGGCGGTATTTTGATTACCTGTTGTATTAGCCGTGAGCGCGTTTAATCCTACGGCCGTTCCGTAACCACCAGTCGTATTTGCGCGCATAGCATTCTTACCAACGGCAACATTTTGTGGGCCAGTTGTATTGGAAAGTAATGCTTCGTGACCGACGGCAGTATTATTATCGACCGTGGAAACGGCCAAAGCACTAACACCAATAGCGACATTGTTTGTATTAACTGTGTTAGAGGCGAAAGCACCATTACCAAAAACTGTATTAGTAGCTGAGTTTCCTGCGCCTCGACCAACGGTTATACTATTAACACTTATGTCAGTTGTAAAAGGTGTGCCACCGCTAGGCGTAGCCCATTTGACTTTGTAAGGTGAAACTGTTGTATCAGCCGTTAAGACTTGGGCAGTTGTGCCTATTGGTAAATTGTCATAAGTGCCTGAACCTGTGCCAACAACAATGTCACCTGCTGCCGTGATTGTTGTTGCCATGTCATTTGTTACTGTAACCGTGCCGCTAGTGCCGCCGCCGCTAATTCCCGTGCCAGCGGTCACACCAGTTATGTCACCAGGATTTGCTGCAACCCAAGTGAAGTCCAAGTCAGTGTTGCTAGTTTTTGACAAAACTTGTCCCGTTGTTCCGCCCAATAAATCCACAAAATCAGTGTCAACTGCCTGTCCAAAAACTTCAAAATCTGCGGGCAAATCTGTAACCAAATCGGTTGAAGTCGGCATTTGCCAGCCAAAATTGCTTGTTGGATTTGTCATTTGTTCCCCTTTTCTAAGCCACTATTGTGGCATTTTCCCAATCTAATGTCGGCAACACGCTTGCCCACGTTTCTGTTATTGGCACATCATTCCACGCCATTGCCTGCAATGAATAGGCAAGCGGTGACAATAGCAATGTGACGGACAATTCATTGAAACCTGCCCTGAATGACCAGCCTTCAACAAACCCTTGGAATGTTCCCGCGCTCATATTCAATGGCAGATTGACCAGGGCAATGGCTTCACCCATAAAAACATTGATTAAGTTGTCACGGTCGCCATCATCAATTTCAGGGTTGGTCAGGTCAAATGTGATTTCACTAAAAATGGGCTGCGGTTGGGCGCGTAGGGTCAAATAAAATTGGGCTTGACTTAGGGCGTCTGCCGCGTGCTTTATGGTGGTGTTAATAATTTGGGCAAGTTGACCGTACTGCACAATTGAAGTCGCGTCTGTTGCTGATTCCTCAAATTGGCTAGTTGTGCCGTATTTGATAGTTACGGAATTGCGAACGTCACCGACCCGTGTTTCAATCCGCAAGCCTGCTGCCCGTGCGTGGTTTGCGTCTAAATCTACATAACCGTTGGTTGCCAAATAGGTGGTGCGGTGTGTCGAATCGGCATACCCGATAAGCCCCTGGGCGTCTTCAAAAATATAACCTAAACCTGACGTGGCTAGGGCTGAAACCAGGGCATAAACGTTGGTACGGTCTGAACCGCGTGCCGTCAACTCATAATTGCCAGGGACGTCTATTTCACCAAATCCGTTGTTTTCGGCATTTGCCCAAGTAATTGTTGGGTCATAAGTTGCCCAAGTTTCTGCCCCTGGTACTTGCGCCCATGTTGCAAATAAGACTTCATGCAAAATGTCATAAATCTGCGTCCCGTCAAAATCTTGGGACAAAACGCCGTCTGTCAGGGCTTTAGGCAAACGCGCCAATGCACCCAATGCCGTGATTGAATAAGTTTGACTGAATCCAATTTGCCCTGCGTCCCGCACTTCCAACGCAATGTCAACCACGTTGCCACCAAAAATGGGAACAAATGCCGCTGCGCTATCTTTGACTGAAATGCCAATAGTTGAATTGATTGAAACGGGAATTATTGATTGTGTGGTATCAATTAATTGAATTGTGCAAAAACCTGCTTGGGCTTGTTCATAGATATTGGTTCGCCCGCTGCGAATGATTAAGTTTGCCAAAATTGCCGTGGTGTAGGGAACACCATCAATTTCAACTTTCCAAATAGGATTCCAAATGGTCATATTGTGACCAAATTACTTGACCCGCCCGTGCCGCGATACGTTGAACGATTAAGTGTGTCAATCATTGCGCGGGCAGCGTCTTCAGAATTGGTTGCGCCGTTAACGGTTATGTTGATTGTGGGTTGCGCCGCTGCTGCAAGTCGGGCTGCATTTTGCGAATCGGTGAAACCGCCCCCCTTGCTTGGGACTGTTGGGACTGCAAAACCTGTTTCCCGTTGACGTATTGCAAACATGGCTTCACCAATGTTGCCCATTGTTCCGCCTGTTTGACCTGTAATGGCGGAAGCGGCTGCTGCTGCACCAGCCTTGACACCAGCAGTGACCGCGCCTGCCACCGCTGCTGCAACTGCCCCACCTGTTCCCCCCGTGCCTGTTCCTGTCCCTGTCCCTGTTTTTGCCCCGCCGCCTGAAATTGCACCAGGTGTTCCTGTTGTCGCACCACCAGTGCTGCCAATTTTAGGAATTAATGAAATGTCACCAAATGGCAGTTTGTTGTAAGCAGAAATAATTGCATTAATTCCATCAATTGCCCCATTGATTAACGGTTTCAATGCCCCTAAGACTTTTGCAAATATAGCCAAAACAACTTCAGCCACGTCACCAATGACCGTGACGGCTGCCCCAATGACCTTGCCAATGATAGGTGCAAGGAATTTAACTACGTCAAAAAATGCCTGAAAATTGTCTTTGTTATCAACTATAACTTTTTTTAACTTATCAAAAACTACAATCCAGGCTTTGAAAATTGGTTCAGCCACGTCACGAACAACATTGACAACGTCTGTGATTATCTTGCCCAAACCTTGTCCATTGCTTAGACTGAAAGCACCCGCAAATGCTTCAATTGCAGGCAGTGCATTTTGATTAATAAAATTCATTAATTTTTCCAAAATAGGCAACAAGGCAAAACCAATTGTTTCTTTTGCTTCATTGAATGCCACCTGCATGCGTGCAATTTTTCCTGCGTAGGTTTCGGCGTTGGCCGCTGCTGCCCCGCCAAATAAATCCGTCAATTTGCCCTGGACGTCCGTGAATGTCATTGTTTTCAATTCGGCAGCAGATAGACCAATCCCAAGTTTGCCCAACGCTGCCGTGTTGCCTTCAAAACCTTTTCCTAGCGCATTTGAAACCGTTTCAAGCGGCTTGCCCGTAGCAGCCGAAATGTCCATTGCCATTGCCAATAATTTTTGCGCTTGTTCAGTGTCCCCTGTTGCCCGTGCTAACCGTGCAAGGCTTGGGCGCAAATCGTCATCTGCAACACCACTTGCCAATGACATTTTTAGAATTTGTTTTTCAGTTTCTGCAATCTGCCCTTTTGTTGCACCCGTTGCGTTTTCTAGGGCAAGGGCAAGTTGGGTTTGTGCTTTCTCATCTTCAATGGCTGCTTTGACGCCATCAATTCCAATTTTAATTGCATAGGCGGCGGCAGCAGCGGCAGCAGCGGCAAACGCTGCCCCAATCATTTTGCCTGCCTTGCCAATCTTGTCACCAAACGTGTCAACGTCAGCCGCGCCTGCTTTTAAGGATTTGTTCAGGTCGGAAACGTCACCAAGAATTGAGAGTTTAAGCGTGCGACTGCCAGCCATTAGTTAAATTCCTTTATAATTTTTGAAAACGATTCTTCCCAACGCTTTACAATTTCAGGTTGGGCAGCGCGCAAGGTTGGGTAAATAAACCAGCCCCGTGACCCACGCCCTTCACGCCCTGACCAAACTGGAAACTGCTTCCAACGGTTTGAACCAAATTCAGCCCCGCCCCACACTTGTTGGGTCGTTGCACCGCCGCTAAATTTCTGACCAGCAAAACCAAATGAAATTTCACCAATCTTGGACGACTTGGAAACTTTTGCACCTTCGGCAACTCTATTGTCAACCAAATTACGCGTACCCCTTGACGCCGTGACGATTCTGCCTTTGACCCATTCGGCCAGGGCTGA